TAAATTCCTCCCAGGCTTAGGCTTTTATGGCTTTGGTCTAATACACATGTTAGGTGGGTTATCGCGAACAGCAACAAGTGTTTTGCGGCAGTTAATTGATGCTGGTACACTCGCTAACCTACCTGCAGGATTTAAGGCACGTGGTATGCGTATACGCGACCATGATGAACCAATCCAACCAGGAGAATTTAGAGATGTAGATGTAACAGGAGCTTCTATTAAAGAATCCCTTTTACCACTTCCTTTTAAAGAACCAAGTGCAACATTATTCCAATTATTAGGTTTTGCTGTTGATGCTGGAAAATCTTTTGCTGCAATAGCAGATATGAAGATGGGTGAAGGAAATGAACAGAATCCAGTTGGAACAACATTAGCTATTTTAGAACGTGGAACTAAAGTTATGAGTGCAATTCATAAGAGAATGCACTATGCACAAAAAATAGAGTTTAAATTATTAGCTGACGTTTTTCAATCTTACTTACCCCCAGAGTATCCATACATGGTTAAAGGTGGGGATAGAATGATTAAACAAACAGATTTTGATGATCGTGTTGATATTATTCCTATTAGTGATCCTAATATTTTTTCTATGTCTCAACGTATTATGTTGGCACAACAACAGCTACAATTAGCACAAGCTAATCCTCAATTACATAACGTAAGAGAAGCTTATAGAAGAATGTACATGGCAATGGGTGTAGATAATGTTGATGCAATATTAAAACCAGATCCTAATATGCCAACACCAATTAGCCCAGCAATGGAAAATGCAAAAGCTATGCGTGGGGAACAACCAAAAGCTTTTCCTCAACAAAATCATCCTGAGCACATGAAAGCACATGGGGATTTGATTGCTACACGTATGGTACAAATTAATCCGCAGCTTTACGCTATGATGGAATCACATATATTAGAACACATTGCTTTATTAGCAGCAGAGCAAGTTGAAGCACAGCCAGAAATTGCACAACAAAATCAGCAAATACAAATGATGTTACAACAAGCAGAGCAAAATAAACAATTAGCTCCACAAGCACAACAAGCACAACAACAATTTATGCAACAAAAAGAATCACAAATTGCTACAATTGAAGCGAAAATGGTTAAAGAAATGGTGGAAGAAGAAAGAAAACGTGCTGATGAAATGGAAGATGATCCACTTGTTAAATTAAAACAACAAGAAATTGATTTAAGAGCAATGGAAACTATGCTTAAAACTAAAGAAGAAAAAGCACGTATAGAAAAAGATTGGACAATTGATTCAGAAAGAATAGACTTAGACCGTGATAAACTAGAGGCACAAGTAGGTGTGGATTTAATAAAAGCGCAGGCAGCGGAAGCTGATATTAAAAGTAAGGAAAAACTGGCAACTTTAAAAGAAAACATGACTACTATAAGAGATGCTATGAAGGGTAATGATAATGGAAAGTCCAGAAAAAAAGATTAGAGAATTCATAATAAAAGTAGATGATCTAGTAGCTAAAGAAGCTAAGACAGTTGATGATCAACTTTTATTTTGTGCATCTATGGTTTCTGTGGTAAGAAACATATACTTAACGAATCTTGGTATAGAGCAAACCAATGTTATATTTGAACAGCTTGCGGCTAGTTTTCAAATTATGGATAACTTTTACCCAGAAGTAAAACCAACAATTCATTAGGAGGAATAAATGGTAGGCAAAGTAACAGTAAGGGGTCAAGGTCCTGTAAGAAGAAAACAAACTACTACTACTTTTAAAAGAGGTGGAAGAGTACATGTAACACCAGGGTATAAAAACAGAATGAAGGGTGGAAAACCATCAGCACGAACACGCCACATTGAAAACGAAAAAGAAGAGATTAGAAGAGTGGATCGTAACATCAGAAGAAACGAAGGATACAAAACTGGTGGAAGAGTTAAAAAATCAATTGGTGGAAGACTAATTGCTGGTACTGGAAAAATGCGTGAATACGTAAAAGATATTAAAGATGCAACTAAAAAAATGAGTCCTCATCAAGATCCAAGAAGTGAAAGATCTGCTAAAATGAGACATTCTTTAGATAATCTACCAAAATCATCTAAGGGTTTACCAAAAACATCTAAAAAAAAATCTGATCATCATCCTGATGCAAAACGAAAAAAAATGGGTTTACCAGGATACGGAAAAAAACCAATGAAAATAAGAGAAGTAAAACCAATGGGTGCTAAGAAGAAAAAATAATGGTCGGAGTAATTAAAAAAATATTGGATGCAGGTAAAAAGGCAACAAACGTCATTAAGATGACTCCTGAGGAAATTGCTAGAAGGAAGAAAAATCTTTGGCGACTTAAGAAAAAAAAGGAAGCTTCCACAATATCAAGTTACAAAATTGATGAAAAAAAGGGACCTCACGACACCAGGTTAAAAGATCATGATGATTTTTTAAAAAGTATGGAAAAAGAAATGAAAGAAAAAGATGGATGGGACCCGCTATTTGCTAAAGGTGGTTCTGTTGCCAAGCAACGTCGTCTTTCCAAGCGTGGATGGGGCGTAACTAAACGAAAATAGGAGGAAATATGAAGTTATTAAAAGATCTATGGGCTCACTTGAAAGAGTGGAGCGATTGGGGAATGAAAGACTGGATTAAAGCCGGTATTGTTGCCCTAATAGTGATCATAGTACTACAATCAATGGTAGGTTAATGAACACATTTAAACTAATACAGAGGAGAGCATAATGCCAGGTGGAAACATGGACGCATGGCTAGCTAAAACTCAAGGAGGAACTGCACCACCGTCATCTACTCAATCAGGACCACCAAATTCTGGTCCAGGTAGTCAAGGAAATGTGAATACCAATCCAGCAGATGACTGGATTGGTAGTTCACAAGATACAAGTGTTTACTATGGTGACTTACCTCAATCACAAGGAAATACGAATGTAAACGTAAGTAATCCTTCAGGAGGTAATTACCAAGGACCTTCTGTAAATAATAATGATGGTTCTTCAGGATCTGATAATAATACAGGTTCAGGCGCTACAGGTGGCACAGGAAGTTCACAAGGAGCAGCAGGAAGTGGAATTACTAACCTTGCAGCTATTACTGCAGCACAGAAATTTTTAGGAAAACGTCAACCAGCTTTAGATGGTTTAATTCAAGACAATTTAGAGACTTACGGTTTAACAGGTAAACAAAATATAAATGATTTAACACAATTAGATCCACCAAATACTAACACAGATAATAGTAGTATAATTAATAAAATACAAGAAGTAGGAAAAAATTTAGAGGATGAATATAACGACCTTAGAACTTTTGATTTAGGAGGAGGTCAGTTACAACTTGATCCAGATATAAGTGGAGGATTTAAAAATCCAGGAGCAACATGGGAAAAACCTGTGTTGGGTGGAAATTTAACTTTGGGTGCTGATTATAATACATCAGATAATCAAGGTAATATATTTGGTGGATTCACAACAAGTTGGAAGGATGGGGGACCAGTAGGGCTTATGTCCCTACCGCAAGGTTATGCAGCTGGCGGAGGAGTTGATCCTTCAGACTGGAGAGTATTAGAACAGATTATTGCTGCAGGTGGAAATCCTGAAGATTATGGGTATGAAAATGGTGGACCAGTTTCAGAAGAGGAAAGTTATATTGAAGATTATCTTAAATCTTTACAACAACCACAAACACAACCTCCTACTCCAGAAGAATATAAACCTTTCGGCGGAACGCGTGAAAGGGTCATGGACCAAGTAGAGGCGTTTGATAACGCACCACACCATATAGAGGAGCCAATGATTGGAATGTGGGGGGAACAAATTCCGTTAACCACGGCAAGACGCGTACAAGGATACATGGAAGGATTGGATCCCGTTAAAAGGGGATTAATTGAAGAAATGATGCAAATGTTTCATATGAAAAATATGATGGAGAAACATCAAGAACAACAAGAAACTGGACAATTTTTCGGTCCACAACCAAAAGAATACAGTATATAAGAATGTTGCAGTTATTAATTAAACCATTACTCGGAGTTGCCGGACAAGCGGTTTCCGGATTCATTGAAACCAAGAAAGCGAAGGCCGAGAACAAGCTGACAGAAATAAAAGCTAA